TACGACGATAACTTGTTATTAGATCTTCATCGTCGATGGTACTGGAAGGATCGCTCCCTCCAAGTATCAAAGATTTTCTAAGTGGATTACTTCTTAACAGCTTCTGTTTTGGTATCCTTAGCGGCAGGTGCTGGAGCCGCACTTTTAGTGGCATCAGCTTTTGCGACCTCTTTCTTTGCAGTCTTGTGTGGGGCAGGACTTGCTGTCACAGCTGGAGCACTTGCTGTAGTAGCTGGGGCAGGAGTTGCAGGTGCCTTAGCTGGCTCAGCGGCAAAAGCAGTTGCGGCAAATAAGGTTGCGATTAAAGTTGCGGTTGATTTCATGATAAAGTTTCCTTTTTGGTTAATGTAGAAATTTCTATCCCTACATATATATAACGCGGTAGCCTAAGATTTAGTTGACATCGTTTGGCGTAATTGGTCTAATATTACAAAATTCACATTCTATATCGCCACACTTATCCTCTAACCAAATATTACAAGGTTGGCAATAGTAGCAATCATACTCTTCCGAGTAATTTTTTGGTGCTTGACAGCAGAGTGTATTTAGGTCCATAGACTATCTCTAGCCTTGATAAGACGAATCATCATGGCTTCGTCTTCTGCTTCATATGCTGCTTCAATTTCTTGTAGTAGGGCATGAGACCTATCGCTCATAGCTTTAAGTTCAGGACTCTTGTCACTGCCCAACCAACTTAACTTGCCACCGTTGGCTAGACGACTGGCTTCGCAGTATTCTGTCCAACCACTTGCTTCGTAAGGATCAGGACGATTGCGATATGTCACGGTCCACCATGTGTACAGCTCTTTGATTTCTTTTGCACGAACGGCTTGATTAGTAGGTTTGCCGTAGTCGGGATGATCTGGTTCACACCAATCGTTATTAGTTAAGGACATGGCCCAATCTAAATGGTCAATACCTGCCTGTGGGCAACGCCAAGTACGCCAACGGAACCAACCTGTGGCCCAGAATGGTGCCGAATATTTTGCACGGTCTTCTTCACTACCCCAAGCAATGTGCATCCAAGCTGACTCTACTTCAACAAAGTCCACAAGCTCATTAAACAAGCAAGGAAGAAATCTATTACCCACATCACACCAACTACCAGGCTTGATATCGCGAGTATGGGCAGTAAGGCTATGAGTACGAGATACCCAACGATTGTTAATATAGTACTTAATATCATAAAGTTTTCTCACTGGCCAGGTAACAAAGTCTTGTAGATGGCCAAGACCTTCTTCGGCTAACCAATAGCGGAAGTTGTGCTTCATTTGAGCTGTAGTTGTCCAGTCGTCCCATTCTTCGGCTGTGCCTGCACTCAATTTTTTAGTGCCACGGAGCCAGTCTGCAAAAGGAGTACAACTCCAGTAATGTGTGTGTTGTGCCATTCTAATCCTTAAAATACTTAAAATTTAAATTCTTATCCCACATCTTCCAATGATCAACAGCCCATCTTGCTACTGAATCATTATCAGTTTCTGAGTTGTTAACTAATTTTATTGTCTCATGCCATCTTTGATTGTCTAATGCTTTGGTTGCATTTTCTTTTGCCGTCGTCCAAAATTTACTATTAAAGGTACTTCCGCCGTGATATACAAAGTTTAAAAAGTTTTCTGTATCAACGGCTGCAAGATATAATGTGGCATTAAACTGATCCTCATTATATTTTCCATGCAACAGATCCATAAAATATCTCAATATCAAATCATAATAAAAACCAGCCGATGCCTCTAATGGCTCATAGAACATTGCCCTATTACCATTTTTAAGAATCCTACCATCAAGTACACGTTTAGCTCTATAATGTTTAAATGTAAATTCACCTAATTTTAAATCACGTGCATTTCTATTCATCAACTGAGAAAAATTATCCAATGCTTCATCTTTACTAGTTATAGTATCATTATACAGGTATCCCCAGTTTTGTCTGGTCTGTAATGGCAATCTAAACATCCATCCATTTTCATGAGCCTGGCTGATAGTAGTATTCCAGTTGCCAGGCGTTGGATCAAAATATCCTAAGCAATGATTAACATGCATATTGACCATTTCATATTCGTCAGTATACTCTTCTGGATAACCACGGCAGTCAATAATAAAATCAAAAAGATATTCGTTATTATCAACCTTAACAGCAGCGCCTGCTTCTACATTCTTAACATCTAGTACATTACCTTCAATAATGTTAAATTTATCTTTCCATTTTTCAAAGAAACGATTAAAGCAAAAATCTTTTAATTTAAAATTATTAAAATGCATGGAATAGCCAGGAGGTCGGATCGCAGGACTAAACTCATGTTCTCTCCAATCAATCCAGGTAGCACCTAACTTCATAGTTGCATCTAATTCATGTCCGTCATTTAGTACTGTAAATCCAGTACCGAAAAACAAGTTTTCAACTAGCCCAGGTTGTCCAGTTTCACCAATACCTAACATAGGTATATTAGGGTCATATATTGATACTACTTGACTGTCTTCAGGAAGCCAAGCCAGCAGATGAGATAATGACATTAACCCGACTGTACCGGTTCCTATAACAGCTATCTTAATCATTATTTTCTATCGCCAAATAATTGTAGTAAGTTAATAAACAAGTTAATAAAGTCCATATAAAGCGTTAGAGCACCACGAACTTCTGCACTATCACTAGTTTCTATGCTGAGTTCTTCACGTATCTTTTGGGTGTCATAGGCAGTCAATCCAAGAAAGATAATAATTGCTAATGCTGAGATAACCATTTGCATAACTGTACTACCAATAAAGATGTTAACAATACTGGCAATGATGATCGCAATCAATCCCACAAACATAAACTTGCCTAGACTGTCTAGACTCTGTTTAGTAAAATACCCATATCCACTCATCACACCAAACAGAATAGCCGCACCCATAAATGCTGACACAATACTGCCCATAGTGAACACCGCAAAGATAGTAGCAAAGCTCAGGCCCATTAGTGCCGCAAAACCGTGTAAGCATAGTTGTGCTATACTCTTGCTAGGATTATTGGCTAGTACCATCATAACACCAAAGATTGCCGCAAGTGGAGAGAAAATCACAATCCACTTCATTACACCTGTAAAAAAGAAAGCTAACAACTCTGGGCTAGTGCCTACGAAGTAGCTGACAATCATTGATACAATAACAGCCAAACTCATGTGTCCGTAGACACGACCCATTGCTGAATTAATCTCACTAGCAGAACGATATGACATTCCGCCTGTATAACTTGTTCCAAACATATTATTCTCCTTTATTATATTGATTATTTAAGTGCGGTCTAAAACGACTAACAAAGCTCTCTACCCAACAAGAATATTCCTTACCGGTTTCTTCATTAACATAGTATGCCCAGTCTTTTCCGTACATGTTTATTTGTTTAATAACTCTAAATCTTGTACCGTCGACTGCAGACCACACTTGACCTTCTACTACATTTACAATCATATTTTTTCTCCTTTGATAAATCCGCGGAATCCTTTAAACCGAGGAAATCGCAAACTGTATGTACCGTCTTGATTTTGGGTCACGGCATCAGCACGGACTTCAACAATCTGGCCAATAAGATTATCACGGTTATTCCAAAACTCAATTCTATCATTATCGCTAAAGCCACTACCAACATTGACATCGATTGACTTCCCGTCATCGTTGCCGGAGCAAACAAGAGCTCCAAGTCTATCCAAATTTCTTCCAGTGCCTTCTTCAACATTTTGTACCTCCAACGATACTTCAATAAACGGTTTTAATTTAAGCCATGCTACACTACGTTTACATTCGTAAGGAGCTTCTGGATCTTTGATCATAATCCCTTCGTATCCACCAACAATAGCCTGTGCGTTAATTTCTTTGAAACGCAACTGACCTTCGGTTGTATCCAAGTCGACTAATTCATTAGCTAGACAAGTCACATTAGGCAACATGTCTTGATTCTGTTCCACCCAAAACTTGACCATGCTACTACGAACGCTCTGAGTTTTATTATAGATACCTTTTTCGAAATCTTCCAACGGCAGTACATCAAACAAGTTAAGTACAGCATCGCCTGCTTCTACATTGTCCTTGCGGTGTACTTGTTTCATCAAGTCTTGGAAACTAGACGACATAATCTCGCCATCCAAAATCAAGTCCATATCTTTGCTTGTAGCCTTTGCTTTAACTACACGACTAATCTGTTCTGCTATGTGAGGGAAGTTAGCAAGTTCTTTACCATTACGACTGAACATATCCACCCGACCATCGCTACGTACAATAGTGATAACGCGAACGCCATCGAGTTTGACTTCGATGAGTTTCTTTCCTGTGACCTTAGACTCATGATTAGCACTATCGTGAGCAAGCTGACAACCAAATACAGGAATAGCATAGTCGACATATTTCTTCTCTACTACTTTATTAATTGTTTTATCACTGGTGCCGCAACGCAGATCTTTGATCAGTATTCGTCGATACCAACCATTCCACTGTGCCTTAGTGGCACTCTCCATCATCTTAGCAACTGTGTCACGGGCAAGATTGCCTGTGAGTGAGCGATTAACAAAGCCAGTGATAATGAGGCTAAAACTATCCCAATCCAAGCCAGGACCATCTTCATCTTTTTTCTCCGGAATTTGTTTCAATCCAAATGTTATCATGGGGTCTAGAGCAAGACGTGCGCCGTGAAAGAATTCACTATTGCCAGCTTCGGCCTGAGCCAAAACAATAGCTTCTTTGTTCAAACGACTAGGATGATCCTCTAACGAGGAAATAACGCTGTAGCAGGGATCGCTCATTTTGACTCCTATGATTAATTGTATAGTTTGTATTATACAACGTAATTATCAGTATGTCAAGTAGTCTGGTGTTTTAAATGGCTTTCCAAGTTGGGCATATGGCAGATTTCGGACAATTTTCTTTTTCATTGAGCGTATGACTGGATGTTTATGGTTCCAATCAAATGCCTTCATATACTTATACCAGCAGGATTTTTTGGAACGTTTGGCTAGATTACTATCCAGATATTGTTTGGCTGCATCAAAATTGTTGCCAAATTTATCATTTAGCTCACAGGCAATATTAAATGCAAATGCGCCCATTTCATCTTTATGGCCGTAATACTCTTGCTCTCTGCGATCCCTAGCGTAATATGCTGTACTTTCATATCCCAGAATCTGTTTAAATTCTCTAGTACGATATTGTCTCATGTGTATGATTTCGTGTAGGATAGTATCTGCAAACAATCTACACATTCTATCCCAACGGCTGTCTGAAAGTTTAATTTCAGCACTGGTAGACTTATAGCTAAAATTTACTTCAATCTGTCTATATCCTTCTTGATCGTAGTCTGCATAGTATACACCGCCTATGTAAACAACTCCCTTGTCGTGTTTTGAATCGCGCTGTAATCTAACTCTAATAGGAAGATGCCATTTAAGGTGAGTACTCAGTAGTTTTTGTAAGGTTTTAATGGCAAGGCGTTTACCCACTACAAAAGGCTTTAACTCGTACATCATAGTGTACAGGTTTTCTCTGTCTAACAACGACCAGTTAAATGGTTTCTTTGACACAGCACTCTCCTATTATACATATTTAAGTGTCGTATCCATGTCCATTAACTGCGCACTTTATTGCTATATAACATCAAAGTTTATAATAACACGTCTATCGTCATCTGGATTAGTTGACATATGATAAAATCTACCATCAAACAATACTGCTCGTCCTTTTTTAGGCTCTACGGTTTTTGCCACTGCAAGATCAACATCTCTATCTATAAACTGTCGCTGATGTGTTTCAGCAGATTCTGAGGAAATTACTGTAGGTCCGGTAGCATCACACACATAGTAAATACAAACTAAATGAGGATGCATTATATCCACATGCCATACATTTCGACCCTTATTGAGCTTTGGCATTAATGAAAATACCCGACCATGCAATAGTTCTTTAGGGTAGAATCCAATTTTTCCACATGCCTCATGTACTATTGGTATTAACATATCAGCAATTGAGCTTGTTGGACCTTTTAATTCGTGATCAAAAAACTTATGCGCCCATCCTGGAGTATCTTTTTTGTTTAACTCGTCATCGTTAAACATTTTGCTTCCAGTGACTGCCGGAGTAAAAAACCAAGGAAACTCTCTATTGTGAACAATAGTATTTTCGATTAAGTCTTGATACGATTTTGATACAGCATCGTCAACTACAATAATATCATTTATCATGGGCGTTTTGTTATAATTTCGTCGATTAACCCAAAATCTAATGCTTCTTGAGCACTCATGAAATTATCTCGTTCCATGGCGTTATGAAACTCTTCAAAAGTCTTACCCTTACTATTATGATTAACGTAGATTTGAGTTAGGCTTTGCTTCATTTTTAGGATCTCTTTTACTTGGATTTCCATGTCAGTAGCTTGTCCGCCCGCACCGCCCGAGGGCTGATGTATCATGTGCCTTGCGCTTGGTAGCATTTTACGCTTGCCAGGAGCACCAGCAGTAGCAAGCAGACTTCCCATACTACAGGCTTGACCCATGACGATTGTAGATACGTCAGGTTTGATAAATTGCATAGTATCGTAAATGGCCATGCCGGCGGTGACAACACCACCAGGACTGTTGATAAAGAATGTAATGTCTTCGTTGCCTTGACTTTCTAAAAATAATAACTGAGCTACAAGTAAACTGGCAGTATGCTCGTTAACATCTGTGTCTAACATAACAATACGATCTTTGAGTAGTCGACTGTAGATGTCATAACTGCGTTCTCCGCGAGCTTCTTGCTCGATTACCATTGGTATTAAATTTGGCATTATTTTCCTTGTGAGTAAGTTTGGGCAAAGATATCTTTTTTCACAACACCGTAGTCATTATGACCGTGGCGTACAATAACATCTTCACCTGTATTATAGTGTAGCTTCTCGCCCCAGCTGGTGTCAACTGATCCGGAATGATCTGCTAACTTAGCCATTTTGATAATCTTCTTTGGGGTGCAAATGCCATCACCGTGATCATCTTTAAGGTCGTTAAACTTTTCTGGACTAATAGGATATTGTTCACCCTTTGGCCCAGTCATAATAACATAGCCCGCAGGATACTTAACAGGTCCTTCTAATGTTTCAATAGTACCGGGCGCATCTGCAATTTCATAATGCTCTTTAGCAGGCTTCTTATATGTTTCAAATCCCCCATGCTTGAACCAAGCATCTGTAATGCCGTCCATTGATTCTACAATATTAATAAATTCTTTAATCATTGATAGTCCTTGTCTAAATTTACGTTTGTTAGACTAGCAACTGTTTGAAACTTTTCCCAAGCAAGTTTAGCCGCAGGATTGTTTTCTAGTTCTTCAGTTGGAAGAACTGTCTCTAACCAAAATTCTGGTCTGCGTCTAGGATGTGCACCGAACTGCCGCGGCTGATGCATCTTGCCATCGGCGTAAAGCATAATGCTCACACTACGGAATTTGTCCTCGTCGTCTTTACTGTTAAAGTCATAATGGCCCCATTCTGGATTACTCAAGCCACCCAAACAGTATCCTGACCAAATACCCGACCATTGTTCATCATCTCGTGGATCAAAATCTGTACGAGTAATCAATACTAGTACATCGTTAATATCTACGCGACCTTCAACAATGTCTAAAATGCAACGACTATAACTTAGTCCAATTTTCATTTTCTGCCTTGTTTGTAGTTTCGAACCAATGGTCCGTCTGAGGTAAAAGTCTTTGATCCTATTCTACCTTCGTATATTTGACCGTTCCACCGCATCTCTAATTTTAACTGTTTTTCAATACTAACTGCAAGATGATCGTGTTCTCGAAAACTCAAAAGATCTGCAACCATTTTGCGGCCGTTGTCTTCACATAATACTTCGCAGGTATCTTCTACTAGTTGTCTCATAGTTCAAATCTCACTTGTTTAATACTGTCCCAGCGAAAACTTTTCCAAGCATTAGCTTCCAAATCATATACTGGCATAATGCCTTCATTAATCTTGCGGGTAGTCTCATTGACTTCTACACTCGAAGGATCTTTGAACATGATAATAGTAGGATCAGTGGTGCATTTCATAACCCGCTCTGTACCATCCTTTTTAGTAAAGACTACAGTGACTGATCCCATTCGCAAATGACTCTTAAGCCATTTTTTAAACAGCCTAGTATTTTTTTCACTTAGATTCATTTTTCAATTTCTCTTTTAAATCTGCATTTTCTTTTTCAAGAGATTCGATTCGTACGGCTAATTGCATCATAAGCTCGTACATATTTTGTGCTGTTGTTTTTGTCAATTCTACAATATCTGTTTTCATTATGCTTTTCCTTTATTTAATTTTGGGATCGACCCTGTAAACTTTTCAAATTGATTAATTAATGCTTTTTCTAAATCCCACTGGATCGACGATTCAACTGTAATAGATTCACCTGCCATAATTAATGTTTGTTTAATTATAGGACATTTGTATGCCCAAAATTCGACAAGATTGTTTTTATCATATATTAACTCTCTAAGTTCGATCCTACAATACTCATCGGTATCATATGTGTATGTACCTTTCATTGTACGATATCTCCCAAATCTACATTTAGTACCCTTCTTCGGTTGTCCGTCGGACATCCGTATTCCTAATGGAACACCGGACGCTCCAATTTTATAGATAATGCCGTTTACAGTAATGAAATATACCCAGCTGGTATGATCTGCATACATTATACTAGAATCAATTTTATCATAGATCCATTCTCCGTGATAATCATTAATTCTGCAAACACGTTTGAAATCTTTAAAATGACTAACGTGATTCAATATTACAGATAATTTAGACATTATACTTCCAATAAAATATTAGGGTTCCAGCCAGTTTGCTCACTATACCCGTCGTTTTCATAACCGCGTGGATTACATACAACTCGAGTCTCACCAATTTTATAATCAAATGGATGATGAGTGTGTCCATGTGTCCACAGAACAATCTGTGGATGATCCAGAATAAATTCACTCAATTCGCTGTGGTAGCCACCGTTCATCAAAGTATCGTGTGCATACATTGGATGCATACTTTGAAAACTAGGAGTATGATGTCCAACTACTACACACTTTTTGTCCTTGTGTTCTTTAACAATGTGCTTAATATAGCCAAGTGTTCGATCATGACGAATAGCAACATCCAACGGACTCATAGCCGCATACTCACGCTGGTCATTACGAACAATTTTAAAATCGTTCATCATATCTTTAATGGCATGCATAGTCAACGGATCACGCTTGTTCATATCAGTCCACAAGGTACCACCAACAAATACAACATCGTTAATGATCTTCATGTCTTGCTCTAACATGTATACATTAGGATACTTGGCACATTCTTCACGCATGTAATCAATAGCCGCATAGAACTTGCCATTGTAGAATTCGTGATTGCCCATAATATAAATAACGTGTGGGAACTGAAAACTACACCGCTTAAAGAAATCGCGGAAACGAGCAACTCTCTGCATCTTACGACTAAGGTCTGCTAATGCACCATTACTGTAGGGATTAAAGTCTGCGGCATGATGGTCGTGGAGATCCTGGGCAATCATAATATCACCGCCGAGGATAAGGACATCGTAGTCCTGATCGTTAACAATGTTAATGTCAGAGAACTCTAAATGGAGATCACTGACTAGTTTGATTTTCATATTCTTTCTTTCGTTGTTGACGCTCTGCTTCGTGATGATCACACAGAGTCTTAATCCATCCGCCATCTCGGCGTTTACCAGGAGCACCACATTCTTCACAACTAGCATCTGCCCATACTTCAGCCATTTGTACCATGCCACGGATTCGCTCATCGCCACCGTCGTAATAAAAACGTAGCCCACCAAATTTTTCTTTAATCTGTGCTACCACTACCTGTGCTACAACTTCTGACTGTTTATTCTTCCAATCAAGGTGATGCTGAATCTGACCACACAGTTCTTCAAGAATTGGCCACCAGCCTTCGCCACATGCAAATCCACCATACTTGCCGCTAAACATCTTTGGAAAACGTTCTTCCATATGTTTAGCAAATGCATCATACTTTTCAAATTCATTATCCATATCAATCCTTATCTACTGGTATACAGTAAGTGGCCCACAGACCTTTTTGTACCCACATGTCTCCACCTTTATCTGGCACCATAATAATACCATTGAGACACATACGTTGTGGAATAGGAGCGAGGACCAACACTACTAACTGACTGATGATCACAATACCCAGTATGGTCATTAAGGTTCTGAATACCCAATTGCTCATATAAACTTCCCTAGTCCTGCCCAAATCAACTGATCCAGTTCTGTTTGGTAATCTTTGCCCAGTCTACGTTTTTCATGAATAGCTTCTAGTATTTCTTTGCCGTCGCCAAAATCACTAACCCCTGACCCACGTGACTCTAGTTCTTCAATTAGGTCTTCTGTGTCAAAATCGGACAAGTCAACGTCTACTTCAACTTCTGTGTAAATTGTCTTATACATTATTGTACTGCCTTAACGTAATTTAATCTAGTCACATCATTTTGATGCTTCCAGTGTTTGCTGTGATCTTTAACTTTGGCTTTGACTACTACACAAGGACCAATCTTAAGATCTGTCTTATTAAGCCACGATGCCATCTTACTGTTTATTATAGCAGAAATATTCCAGCCTTCAAAGTTTTTTGACTTAACTGACTCTAGTATTTCGCAATCTAGATCTTTAAGCTGACTACCAATATCCCCCAAGTATCCGCCTTCAACACTTCGTGCTACTTTTTTAATTTTGTTTTGTGCCCGGTCTCTAGCATAGACGCTTGGCAGGCAGGCAATGTAGCCAAAGTTTTTTGTTTCAATACCTTCTGCATTTAAGAAACTGTTAATGTTAGTTTGAAACTCATTGTCGCCAGCAATGGCAGCAAACATCAACCGTTTAAAATACTTTTGGATTTCTTCTGCTAGTGCAACATCTTCGGGTAAGACATCGAGTTCTACTGGTTTATCTTTTGGGTCAGCTGTCCAGATCGCTGGGTGTGCAGTGACCAACATCAACATCTTGTTAGTCTGCTTTGTGTACATGTAAATGCTATCGTCGGAGTAGACGGCCTGCGGTTCTTTAAGATACGCACCATTGATCCTTTGTGCGGAACAGGCCAATTCTAGTACTTGTTGGGTAGGGAACTCTTTTGCCACGATACGCTCCAGGCTGTTAATATACAAGTATTTTAATAGAAAACTGCGTTCTTGTCAACCACTTCTAAATTCAAAAACACTTTTTTGATTAACTTTTGGAGGACTGGATGACTGATGTCTCCAAACGCATTAAAATATGCAAATAAGTTTGGACTAGCATACAGGCCTTTTGGACGTATTTTGGCCAATTGGCTTGCCCGATGTAGGTATTGTATTGAACGGGTGCGGCCGAGATTTCGTATCAGTTCGATTGATATACTAAGTGCATACGCATCAATCTCATCTGGATCGCCTAAGTATGACTGTATATCATCATCTGAACCGTGCTCAACATGCATATAATTTCTACGGCGCCCTTGATACTGATGACGCAACTCGTGTACTACTGCATCATATATTTGTACAACAAATTGTCCGGCTTGGGCATGTGCAAAGGTTGCATCTTGATCTAAGTTGTGTAATATATAGACTTCAATTGGGCATAGACCTGCACCGTCATCTTCTGCATCATAGTATGCATTGACATAGAACTCATTTTCATCTAAGTCTCTCATTCGCCTAGTACAAATTTTTAAGTCTAAAATGCTGAATCCTTTTTTAACCCTTGCTAGAATTGTTTTAAATTTCCCGCCATCCTCACTACGGGTCATAATACCCGTACATATTTTTCTAACTAAGGACAGGTCTTCATTCACTTTACATTCTATATGTTATGCGACCCTTGGTAAGATCATAAGGGCTAACTTCAAATTTTACATTATCACCGAGGATAACTTTGATCTTATGTTGTTTTAATCTTCCACCCATGTAGCATATTACTTCATGTCCATTATTTACTTTAACTTTAAAAGTAGAATTTGGCAGTACGTCAGTCACTGCACCTGTGAGTTCAATTAGTTCCGAATTTTTAGTCATGTTTTTTAATTATGATAGCACCATCCTCGACTGTGACTGTTAGTGTGTCACCTTCTTTCCAACCTTGTTGTTCACAAATTTCTGGAGGAAGATTCATTATAACATTATCTGGATCACCAGGAATGTCTTCAAAAATTTCTTCAGCTTTGAATGTCAATGTTTGCATTTGGTTCTTCCTTTTTAACTTGACTATCTCCTGGGGCTACCCTATACATGTCTGTTTCAGAGTCAGCGGTGCTAACTTCAAATATAACAGAGTCTGGGTGCATGGCGACTAATTGATGAGGAACTAGTGGTTCTACTTTCCATACGTCACCTTCTTTTAAATTTACCAGTTTAAGCTCTGTTGTTTTAGTATCAATATATCTTAACACAAACTGTCCAGAATTAATAAACCAAGTTTTTTCTTTTTCTTTATGAAAGTGCATACTAAATTTTGCACCAGGTTTAGAAAAACATAACAGTTTGCCACAGTACTTATCATTAGTTGCCCAAATGATTTCGTAGCCCCAGCCTTTGTCTACTTTACCTTCTAACCTACTCATAACATGTCATCCTTTTGTTCTACTACTAACCAACCTAATTTATATAGGTCGTCTTTAATTTCATCAGTCACTACACTTTCTGGTACATAACCATTTGCTCGACGGCCATCTAGCCCATAACCCGAGTCCGGATTACCAATACCGCTACAGTACCAATCAATGTAGTCACCCTCTTCACGCATGTCAGCAACAATGCCTCCAGCTGATCTCCAACTAGCACTCCAATATTCTTCTTTGAGAATAGGCCACATCTCACGCTTGCAGAAATCGTTGTTGCAAATGGCTGCATACAAATTTTGAGCATAGCTATCGGATTCTCGAACTTTGGCTAGTATCCAATCAGTTGATCGGAGATCATATTGCATGTTGTTCTTCTGCCAAGCAGGATCTTTTAGATTTTCTTCATCCTGTTCTCGCCAAGTCTTGTACATATTAACATAGTCGGGATTGGGCTCTTCACCCTTTTCCTCACAGTGTTTGACATAGTTTTCCGCTTGGAAGGTATGTCGTTCAGGGCTTTTGGAAATAGTCATACTGTATTATACATGCTAGACAAAGTAAAGTCAAGTAGTTTTATAGTAAGGAGTTGTACAAAATTTATCATTATTTTGATCATGCCCAAATAATATACACTTAGTTGGTGTTATATTTTGGGATTTACAAATATCTTCATATTGATCTTTATAATTAATATAAAAGTAATCTACTGGAATAGACTTCATGATAGCAATGGCAGCATTTGCTCCTGCTAAATTAACATATCCTATTTTATTCATAATTTCCAAACTTGGTATTTCCGAGTCTGAAAACATAAGTGCTATCCTATTGTAGGATAACGATGAAGATTTACTAAAGGTAAAAGATACAACTGTATTCTTTGTAGATGTTAAATTTAGATAAAATGGATCAGTTAGTCCGCAGTATGCAATGTCAATGAATATATTCATTCCTGCTTGTTGTAATTGATTAATCATTTCAATACGTTCGGTTGATGATCCGTCATAACTAGAAGGTAAACTGATTAAAAATAAATCTGTACTAGATAACAGATTAATTTCAAAAGTTTCTAACTCAAGATACTCAATGTTTAATGTTTTACATAGATAAGAGTAATAACTATATTCATTTTTTAAAAAGCATACTCGATTGAAACCTTTTTTCATAAACACCATGTTAAGCGCATCAGAATTACCGTTAGCTATATACTTGTGAGTAAACGCTGATAGTCCATTTAAAAAGTTTCCAACCCAGGGAATAAATTGAGAAATCAGTTCATTTTTAACTGCTAGCCTTTCTTTAAAATTAAATTCAACATCGGCAGGAAAAATTTTAGTTGTGTCAATACTTTTTAAAATTTCTGTTATTTTAGAATCTCTAATAGGCTTTGTTAATTTATTATAGTATTGATTAATCATTGTGCTGTTGTAATATCTATTTTATATCCAACTTTAGATAACTCAGGAATAATATTAGATTTGAATTCTGTTATTATGTAATTAGAAATAATATCTTCAGTTGCTGGGACACTGTCTATTATTTGATTAGGTGCATTAGTAAACTCTAAAGTAGTAATCCAATTAATTCCAGTGGTTGGATCTTTTGGCTTATCAGTAGATGCTCCGAGTAATCCCGGAATTTTGTATATCCATTCTAAACTTTTTTTCATAAACTCTTCTGAAACACCGTGAGCTATGTGATGATGGGGAACGCTATAATCATCAGGATTCCATTCGGGGCCACCGTTAAATGTGACAAGTACTTTCATAAATTATTTCCTTTCGAGGATGCTGATAAGATCCCCTACTGTATTACAGTTTTCAAAAATATTGGGATCTAAATCTTGTAATGACTCGTCCTCAATATCCATTAGTAATTCTACAATATCTAAGCTGTCTAGTTGTAAGTCGTCTTGTAAATTAGACGTTGTTAGTATTTCCGATACTGGTCTTTTAATTAACTTAGAAATAGCTTCAGTGACTATTATTTCATAATTCATTTAAACTTCCTTAGGCTGGCAATTATTTATGTGCCTAGTTAGCATACACTAAATATTTTATGATTAAAGTATTAACACCAGACGACTGGGATAGTTTAGCAACCGCCATCAAAGCACTGCCATATCATCGAGTTGCTCAAACTAGACAAAACGTATCTGAAGAAGAATTTTTAAAATATACCTATGCTATTTTTCGAACTCCAAATAGCACAGTCTATGGCTACTATAATGATGCTAACGAATTAACAAGTATGATTTCAATTGTTGATTTTAAGCATTTACCGGCCTATGTTGTTTATAATTGGAGGAATCTAAAGCCAAACAATATATATGATCCAGTTAGAAATGGATGGGCAGAATTATGGACTCGATTAATTGAAGACCAAGAGTCTAAAAATTTATATGATTTTTATATGTTGCGAACAACAGAGATTTCTAGATTGCAGTATAAAAAATATCACAACATTTACATGAAACATGTTCCTAAGTTTTTAAATTACGAAAGAACTGTAGAAGAAGTTGTACCTGCAGGTCAGTTTACTAATTGGACATTTTTCAATACAATCTTATATCACGGAAAACCTTTAGACTATGAAACTATGGTATTAAAGTTTACTTGCAAACAAAAATTTAGAAACAATGTTAACCCAGATTTACAAAAAGCATTGACTTTGGAATTTAATGAAAAATAAACTAAAACCACATATTTGGAAAATAATAGTCCCCCAACACATTATTTTACTTGTAGGAATCATTTCTATTCTTGCAGGATATACCTCAGTTTGGAATTTATTATTGATTCCTTTAGGATATCTTGTATTTGGATATTTAGGTTTTACTATATTCATGCACAGATATTGGTGCCATAAGTCATTTAAAACATATCCAGCATTGGCTTATTTTGGTGCATATATTGCACTACTGTGCGGCAACGGAACTCCAATAGAAGTAGAAGCAATACATATAAGACTACATCATGCTAATTCTGATAAGGAATTAGATCCACATACTCCATTGAAGGGTAAACTATGGAGTTGGCTACTATGGCATAATATGGATATTGTTTGGCCAAAACTTAATAGACAATTGTTAAGGGATCCTATCTTAAAATTCATGCATAGAAATTATTTTAAGATATGGTGGTTATCACTTATACTACTATCAATAATAAGTTGTCAAGCGGCTGTATTCTTTATGGTAGGTGGTGCAGTATATCATTTTCACATTGAGGGATTTGTTAATAGCTTTGCACACGATTTAGACTACGGGTATACTACTGGAACTACTACGGATAATTCTGTAAATTTAAAATCTAAGATAATGATGATTTTAAGTTTAGGAAATACTTTACATCATAATCATCATCTAGACTCGAAGAACTATACGTATGCTAGGAATCCTGGAGAATTTGATCTAGCAAAATACATCGTTCCTTTAATATCAATTAAAGATTAATATCCGCCTTCGTTGGCCTTAACATGCTCGCTAAAACCAGCTAGCTTCCAATCTTCAGTTATCCTTCCTCGACGATAAGAAACACCACCTGCACTGATATATTCCCAATCAGTTATCTTACACCAAAAACCTAAACCTCGATGAGTACTATTATCTATCGAAAAGTATCGAGTTTCAAATTCTCTCCCAGCCCCTAAGTTTTTACTATTTTCTATTTTGTTTAAATCTATATTCCATGCAGTCGAACACATTTTAGAAATATTTTCTATGCTTAAATTTTGATCTGACTCAAGTTGATATCTGCCAACTTGCCCTACATTTTTAAATCTAATCACACCGTTGGTCATTCCTACTTTTTTTAATATAGGCAGTATTTTATCAACAGCAGATTCATTTACACCTTTAACTAAAATACATCCTATATCAATAGCAAATCCAAGATCAACTGCATTTTCCAATGCTTTGATTTTATTTTTAGCACAGGCAAGACCGTCTATTTTTTCGTACCAATTGTCATTGTCTAACCCGTTCATACTGATATAAAGATATTTTAATCCTGCATTTTTTAAAGTTTCTGCATATCGTCTGCTGGCCAGCTTTAATCCATTAGTTAACAATATTATCCTATGTGCTGTCTCAGAAGTTAATCTCTGAATTAAATTTGGCAAGTCGTCGTTCATTGTAGGTTCTGCACCTATCAATCTCAGCTCAACTCGATTGGGTAATCTTTTTACGAAATTAACCAATGTATCAGTATCCATGTCTGGAAAATCTCTGTTAGGAATATAACAATTATTACACTCCATATTACACTTATGAGTGATATCGGCAATGACAACTTTGAAAGGATTTTGTTCAGCCTCCCATGTGTCTATCAATGACGGTAGTTTTTGATATACAATTATTTTTTGTTCCATATGCCCAGTCTATAAATAGTTCGTTAGTATTTACTAATTAAAAAATATGAAAACAAAATTTCTAATATCCGAAGTTCCAGGCGATATGACAATATCTAGTTATATTGCATCTCAGACTGACTACAAATCTCTTATAAAATCTATACTACCAAAGTTGGTGCCAGTTGACACAAAAACTATTGTATTCGAAAACATAGATATTGATCATACAAAGCTATGGGAATCAACTAATACGGCATTAGCTACACATGGTGATCACGGTTGGATTAAGTCGGACTCCGACGGAACATCATTAACAAGTGAGATTTATACCGGATTTAGTTTAATGTATAATCCCGATCATTCTGATGTTATGAATCTGCACCAAAGCTCACTAGGTACAAATAAAATGGTAGATTTTAAAATGTATCAAAATGATATAGTTTATAAGAAAAATACTTATCTTGATACATTAGGGTTTAGATGTAGAACCCCAGCATCAACGACTGGCTATCTTGGAGAGTTTCTTGATTCATTTAAATTAAGTTTGACTAGAGGGAGAATGTCAATAATACATGCAGATAAATTTAATGATCCATCAGAATTAAAAACCTACGGCTGGCATCACGACGAATCTATATTTGAAAATTTAAGATTGAATGTTCCTATGATTACTGATCCTATTTTTAAATTTCAAATGAAAGACGGGAAACCTTATCATTTAGAAACAGGGAAAAGCTATTCTTGGGATACAGGGTTAATGCATAGAGTTTTTTCAGATCAGATAGCAGATAAGATTAGAGCACATCTTGTTATTGGAATTAGTCCTTGGTTCTATTACGATGAAACTGACGATAGTTGGAATATAAATGAATACTACGGAAATATGCATCCGTTTGATATTTTAGTGGGCGGACATACTATACCCGGATTAAAATTTAAAGAAGCTACCTAAATGGAAAAACTTGAAGTTCTAAAAAAATTATCAGCTCTTCGTAAACAAGAACTACATAGCATTATTGGAAATATTTCAAATGAGCTAACAATGAGTCTTATTGATTTTGCTGATACTAATGACAATAATGTAGTTGAATCGTTGAATGCTCGATATTCAAACTCAATAAGTTCGGACTATGTTAAAGCACATCATGAATATATTGTTTCTAATTATATTCAAACTTATCTAAATCAACAGCTTGTTGATCACGTAGAAAAAGAGTTATCTATTAAAACTAAAGAACTAAGAGTTGCTGTAATGAAACCCGGATTTGGTTTAGACTGGCATGTAGATTTTGACGATCAAGTTAGACTACACTGTGATTTAAATTTCTCAAGCGATTTTATTTTTAAAGTTAAAAACAAAGAAATTGTGTTAGACAAACAAGTAGGAACTGTTTATAGATTAAACACTTCATATTCTCATAAAGTGTTTAATCATTCAAATTTTGATCGATATGCTCTTGTTGGATGTATTATTTAATACAATCTAGTCGACATTTTCCAATATTGTTATTTTTCATGTTGTTAATATCATTATAGATATCAGTCACTAACGTAGTATATTCACTCTCTGTTATTTCTTTATCGCTATTTGTAATATCAAATAGTTCTGATATCTGTGTTGTTAATGAATTATATTCTTTATCAATAGCAGTATCCCATAATTCTTTACTTGAAGCTACAATATAAGTTAATAGTTTTCCATCAGCATCTACCTTATTGTATCTCAGTAATATATCTTTCAAAATTACTAATTGATAAAGTACTAATGCATATTGGAACAAAGAATGATCAGCCGCTTTCTGATCAGTATATGTGTATCTTCCTGGACCTCCAGGCAAATGTGTTAAATCATGTTCTTTAACTAATCTAAAACCTGGAGTAGATTCTGGAGTTATGCCAATTGCCCAATCATCGGGACGTACTATTGATCGAGTTTTTGGATCAGGATCTGTTGAAAATATTTGATTTATAAATTCTTCGTGACCAGTTTTCTTTTGAGTTGTATGTATTCTTAAATAAAGCATAGCATTATTACCTTTTAACTATTTATCCTTAGTCCACGACTCGTATATACACCGTGGTACGTCTACTAAATATCCATACTATTTAACTATAATCATGACAACTACTGATATTTACAATAACGATCCAACATCTTCAACTCGAAAAGGAGGAGCATTACCTGCAATTCCAAAGTTTACTAGTTTTGAAGACGAAAGAAAATACATTAAACGTATCCTAGTAGTGGCCTGTAGAGTGTTTGCTAACAACGGGTATACTGATGGAATTGGTGGATACATCGTTGTTCGTGACCCAGAGTTTACTGATACGTATTGGGTAAACCCGATGGGTTTAGATTTTTCTAGAGTCACTGTATCGTCATTGGTCAGGGTTAATGCTAATGGTGATGTTATTGAAGGGAACTATCCAGCAAGCAGACCAGCATGGGCTACATTTACCGTTATTAGAAAAATGAGACCAGAGATTGTTGCTGCTGCACATGTGCATAGTCACTACGGATCAGCTTGGTCAACCTTTGGTCTTCCTATTGATTATTCAACTGAAGACACTTGCATCTTTCATAATAATCTGTCAGTATATACACAATTTAATGGGGCTATAGTCACTCAGTCTGAAGGCTACAATATGGCCAAGTGCTTAGGTAAGAATAAAGCAGTTATATTACAAAATCACGGAATTTATACAGTTGGAGAAACTTTAGAAGAAGCAGCATGGCTGTTTATTTCTTTAGAGAATGCTTGTAAGACACAATTCTTATTAGAGGGAATGAAGGCAAATGGAGTACAACCGAAGGCAATGAGTCAAGCTGCATTGGATTTTACAGCTAAGATTATGGGGTCTCCGTATTCTGCATGGGTTCAATTTTATCCAATAGTAGAAAAAACTCTAGCAGAGAATCCGGATATTAATTCATAATGGAATACTTTAAAAAAATTAAATTAGACATCCCTTGGATAAATCCAAATTATGATATAGACGGGTTGCAAAGAAGTTATAGGATATTTCCTATACATAAGATATTTTCTCTTGACCTTGCCGCACTTAATCCTGCGCTAATTAACTGGTTTGCAGATAGAAACATACTTATAAAAGCCTATATATTTTTAACGCCGCCCTTTAAAAAAAGTTTAATTCATATAGATGGCAATACACTACACGATTGTTGGGCATTAAACTGGGCATGGGGGAGCGACAATCATATAATGAATTGGTATAGTGCTAGCAAAGGTCCTAATAGTAATAGCGGAGATACAAAAGCAGGAACTACTTATAAGTCATGGGAGGAAAATGAAGTAATCAAAATTGCCTCAACTACTATTGATACTCCTACTATCTGTAATATAGGATCTCCGCATCGAGTTGAAAACTTTTCATCAAATGATAGATGGTCAATTAGTATTAGGCCTCAAATATTTACAAGATGGGAAACAGCGATGTTGGTATTTAATAAAGAGATTGCGGAGTACAAAAATGGTAGTTAGAATTTATAGAGACGAAGTACCCAATAATATAACCACTGAAAATTATATTTTTAATAAAACTAAATCTTATGATAAGTGGGTTGAGATTAAAGATCAACTTCCGTTAAAAAAGATAGAATTTAAATTAGAAAATTATAACAAAGAAGCATTAACAAAAGATACTCTTGATGCCCTTAACGAATATAAATTTAGGGGATGGAAAACTAAATTTGCAAACTCGTCAGTCTACGGAGGACTTAGTTTTGTATATAATAAGTATCATCAAGATGATATGGATCCAGAAGGTAGTACTTTAGGAACTCCTAAGAATAGTAGTTCTGAATTTTTCTACGCTCAAACAGAAACACATGCCAAATTAAAAGATAGTTATTTTGATACTTACGGATTTGTTGACAAGACTCGACTATATAATTACGGATATATTAAAGAATTTTTAGATTCTAAATCAATTAGGTCTTTAACTAGAAGTAGATTAGCAGTACTTAAGAATCATAAACCTAATAAATTTCAATCAGATTTAAATTGGCACCGTGACGAAATAATATGTGTTAACCTACGCATCAATATTCCTATAACGACAGCTCCAGAATTTGCATTTCAAATGGAAAATGAAAATCCATATCACCTTAATGTTGATCATGCATATACATGGGATACAAATATCCCACATAGGGCAGTTTTATTGAATAAGTCATCTGTTGATCGTGTGCATTTTGTTTTAGGTTATAGTCCTTGGTTTGATTATGATGAGGAAAATAGATGCTGGATACAGAATGATTACTGGGGCAAACATCCATTCCAAATGATTTTAGATGGTGAAATATTTAAAGACTTAACAGTTGTAGAATCTGCATGATATGTACATTTAAATTTGACAATCCGTTAATTTCTACGTTTAATATGTTTCGTAAAGAACAAGAACTTAGAAATGATAAGTTGTCTTATAATTACTCAGTTTTAAATTTTAATTTTTCAGAGCAAGAAGCATTTAGTATTGGTTATAAAAACGATATACCATTTTTGTTTAGCACAATATTTAGAAGAACGTCATGGCCCGACGGTGCTTATCGCATCCTTAATCGTACATGGAAAGCTGATCGTCAATTTCATGTAAGCAAAAGTATTGATCAAATATTTTTAGATATGATTGATCATCAACATAATTGGTTAAAAGAAAATAAAACAGATTTTAAAATTGCGTTTATCTCAAGAGAACATAATTCCAGAAATACATTAACCAATCTTGCAGATTCGTTAAATACACATGGTAATGAATTTTATCTGTATGAAAACAGAGTTTGGATGTGCAACGGCCCACAAGAAAATTGTTTCCAGGATATATTATATACTGGAGATGTTAATATATTAAAACAATGGAAATTAAAAGATTAAATCTTACAGATATTGCCGAAATTGAAAAACTATTTTGGAAATGTCATCTGGCCGAAGTGGATAGGGCCCAGAAAAAACCAAATATACCTATTGATAAATCCTTAGAGCAATTAGATAATTTTTGGAATCTATGGATTTCTGGTATGAAACGATATTACCTTAATGATGACAACCATCATTATCTCTATGGTTTATTTGAAGAAGGTACTTTAATGGCTATGGTGGGATGGCGATGTGATTTACCCGATCCTTATGATAAAGATTGGGTAATAGTCTATCTTAAATCAGACCCTGAAAAAAATGCCCTTAGGAGATATATGAAACCACTATGGGAATTTATGTTCATAGAATGCGAGAAAAAGGGCCTAACAGCTTGGCATAGTTTGATCAAACCCGGCAGATGGAGTAAATTTGATGCGTTTTATCAGCGTATGATACCCGAAATAAATAACAGTTATACATATGAAACGACTGTTGAAATTCCAGCTGGATCTCAACCAAATATAGATTGGGTTTGGGGGATGATGGGTAGGCGCCCACTACAGGATGATTATATTGTTAGAACAGGAAAAAAAATTAAAAATGTTTAGACCAATATATAAAAACTTGATTGAAGTTCCAATTTTATTAGGGGTGGTAGTACCTATGATAGTAATGGGAAGTTATGCCGGATATACCTTAGTGACCGATTTTCAATGGAGCAATTTCTTTTTAACAGCACTTGGATATTTCGTATTCATGATCATGGGCATAACAGTAGGTTATCACAGGTACTTTTGTCACAATAGTTTTGTATTAACTAACAAATGGAAAAGACGATTCCTGTTATTTGCTGGATCAATGGCTGGTCAAGGCAGTCCTATTTTTTGGACTATTGTTCATCGCGGATACCATCATAGAGCACCTGATACTGAAACTGATCCTCACAGTCCTATTCATGGAATGTTGCATAGTTTTATTTTATGGATGTTTAGATTAGACGGTAGTCAACTTAAACCTAAATATGCTGTGGACCTTATTAGAGATAAAGAAATTGTATTTGTACATGATCATTATGTAAAACTTTTTTTAAGTTTTAATCTTATTTTATTTTTAATTAGTCCTTCTATATTTTTATATTTTAGTATGTTGTCGTGTTTAATAACATTGTTCAGCTATAATTTAACAAACTGTTTAAATCATATAAAAAAATTAGGCTATACAAACTTTGCAACAAAGGATGCAAGTCAAAATATACCATTTTTGTTTCCATTAGTATTTGGCGAATGTTGGCACAATAATCATCATGGTAAACCAAGAAGTAGCCATTTTGGCTCTGGTGCTAGTGGTAAATGGTGGGAACTTGATCCTGCCGGTGACATTATTAAGTTATATAAAGACGAATAATTTATTCACTTAGTGTCTTATTTAAGAAATCCTTGACTCGAGATCTTGCTAGCATGTTTGCATCTGGATTTGATCTAAGGATATGACCAGCAACTGAGATATTTGTATTTGATCTATCAAATCCATGATGTGAATCAGTATAAACAAAAAAGTTGTCGGACACATTCCAATTGCGAGAAAGATCAGTACATAAAGTTAAAGGGGCCCAATTATCTAAATTACCGCTATGGATTTGAATTGGTATTGCAGGTGAATCAAAAAATCGGCCATTATCGCAATACGGATAAAATGCTACAGCACTTGAGATAAGAGTGGTTCCAAATTCTCTAGTAATTTCATTTTTAGATACAGCATATAGAGTAGTCCAGGCACCGTGACTAAATCCTATAACTCCGATTTTTTCCTTACCCCAGGGCTGTTCCGAAACCCATTTTGCTGTATATTGAAGATCAACGGCACGTTGGTTCGGAGTCACAGCAAATGGTTTTTGACAAACAAGGCGTTCATATCTTGCAGAAAACGAATCTAACACTACTGCATTAAATCCCCAAGAATTTAGTTGTTTTGCCCAATCTCTGTGATGCGAGTCAACACCGCCGCACCCGTGAAGAACTATAACTGTAGAAGCATGTTGTGAATTAACTTTAAATACCTCTATTCCTAGTTTGATTTTTTCTTTATTATGTATTTCTACACTTTGTATATATTCTGCATGTAGAAAAGTGGGGAACAAGCAAAGTAATAATACTATTAATTTATTTTGAATATACAGCATGGTCTTTATATACTTTCAAACTTTTTTCAATTAATTCTTGATTTCTCTCTTTGTTTATTATACCTCTAAAGTACAAAACTTCTCTACCTGGATCATTCATAACTCGATGTCTTAGTTTAGTGGAATTAATAAGATAACAACATGGGACTGTTGGTAAGGTAGGTGTTAACCAATTAACACCATCAAAAATTTCTAATACATCGTTTCTTCCATTAAGAACTAATCGATACCCGCAAGGTTCGTTCTCTTTAATATTTTCTAATTCTTCAGCTTCAATTTTCATGCTAGGGTATACATCAAGATGACTACCCACAGGACCGTTTTGGAACTTATGCATAACAATAGAAATTTTATTGTAAGGAAGTTGTTCGATAATATGATCAAACTGTGCAAGTGACGGCTTATCTAATATTGCAGAATCCCACCAAGAAGGTTGAAATATTTGTGACGGAACCTTTTTTAAGTTATCAGTTCTTTTAAAATTGATTTTATCAACCTGTATATCAATCGGTAAAAATAATAATGTCATTTTAAATATTTATTAGGTGCCACGGATCTTTTTTAAATCTTATACTGATACCAAATCTAATTTGATTAGAGTAATTGTGTACAGAATGCGGAATACTTGTATTAAATATAATCGGTTTAGTTAAAACAAATTCGGATATTTTTTGACATTTGTTAGGATCAATTTCATAAAATGGAACAAAATTAGGTGTTAATTTTCTAATAAATGCACTATCATTATCAGTTTTCCAAAATTCAGTTAACGATTGATCGCAGTTTATTAAAGGTATATTAATTGCAAGAACAGCATCATTTGGTCGTTCATCTGTATGTATTGCTGAACGTGTATTGGGCGGAACACGAATTAATACGGGTCTAGATATCGGCAAATCTAAAAATTCAGAAACGCCAATATCTAGATGTTGAAAGAATTGCTTTTTATCTTGCACTAGGGCATTGAGGTATCTCTGCTGTATGCTCGACACTACTGTCGGATCTAAGTCAATGTATTGCCATATAAACATACTTACATGGTCGGCCCGTTACCGTTCTTAAATCCAACAGTACCACCTTCTGCTTCAATTCGTGCAATCACTTCTTCGAATAAGATAGGTTCAAAGTCTGTTTGCTCAACGCAGACACAATGATAACGCACATCGTTTTCTTCACTGTATAAGATTTCTCCTGTACGTGCGTTAACACCTCTAGCCTTCTTAACACGATTTGCGTGTAAGTGTCCGTGAATGTTAACACCAAAACGACCCATACTTTCACTATGTAATGGAATGTGACTTAAAATCATTCCGTTCATAACGTGGTATGCACGTAATTCGCGGAAGTAAGACCTGTACTCATCATCACGGAAGATGTCGTGGTTGCCGCGGATCAAGACCTTGTCGCCGTTTAAACGGGCCAACGTGGGCAATGCTCTACGGTTGATAACAACGTCACCTAAGTGATAGACCTTATCAGTTGGCTTAACTTTGGCGTTCCAACGTGCGATCATATCTTCGTCCATTTCTTCAGGACTATCATATGGTCGTAATTTGGTCACTCCATCATTGCGTGTAAAGCGGCAAACGCCCATGTGTCCAAAGTGCGTGTCGCTTACTAAAAATACACTTGGCATATTCGCCTCCTTTCTTTAATAAGTTTCTTTTACAATATTATACTCTTCAGCAGGCCATTTAGCCTTGAACTCATCGGTCTTCACATAGTCATTGAATGATTTAGCATCAAAAAACATTTTTTGAAACTCTGTTTTAAATGCACCTTTTTTGGTTATCGTTAGATAAACCGATTTTGCTTTTCCAGCCATTGAGTACCTTTCACTGTTTAATGTAATATTATAACACTTGTATAACAGTTAGTCAACCGACCTAAAAGTACGCCAATCATCGATGTTTGGCTTTTCTTCTGGATCGTAAGTCCAACCTAAATGCTTCATCATGCGATGCTTGACCAGCAAGTTTGGACTACGGAAACGCTCTGTATCATCGAAGCCCATCATGACTCCAACTTCACAGACCGCACCCGAACGACAAACGCCAGCATAGCAATGAACAACCACGTTCATACGATTGTCCAAAGCATGTTGTAGCAAACGGACAAGCTCTGCGGCCTGCTCGTGACTGCACTTCATAGCTTCTTCCAAAACTTCATCCTTTTCCTCTACATCCAAAAATTCAAAGTTATGAACTTCTTTGAACTGATGTTTTGGAACAGGGCGCCAGCTTGCT